CCATACGTTAGGGTGCAGTTCTTTGGGTCGGAATAAAAGTTTCTTGCCGCAGTACTCTCGGAACTCATCGCCGAGAACAACTGGTTTAGACACTAGCAACTCTTCTGCTAACTCTAAGTAGCGCTCAACAAACTCGGGGTTTGCTTTGCTTGCCTTTGACCAACACTTGTCGGCAAGGGCAAGTGCGTTGTCCATACGTTCATTCATCTGATACTCCAAGAAGTTTTTCAAGTCTTGATAATAGCATAACTTTTTACTTTGTCAATAGTACAGACGAAAAAAAGCCCGCACTAGGCGGGCTTAGTTCTAACAAATGTTAGGTGTCACTTGAGCGAATTAATCTCACGTGTCAGATACCATTGTGCTTTGCGCAAGTCTTCCAACTTGTTGCCTTTGTGGTCGGCACGAGTCAGATACTTAATCACATTGCCAAGGTTGTACCCGAGCTTCTTAGCTTCGATGAAGTCGATCGTCTCGATTCCACCTACTGTGTAATGAGCAGGGTTGTTGACCGGGTCGGGCTTAGGCTCAAACATTTCGATCTGGCGTTGTCCTTGCATACGCAACTTTGCTTTTGCTACCCCCGCTTCATACGCAAGTTGTGCCATACGTTTGGGTGTCGTATCCACAACTGAATCCTTATAAAAAGGAATGTCCGATGAAGCAAACGCAATCGTCTTCCAGTTAGATTTGTCAGTCATGGCTTTCTTCTTTTGCATCCCCCCAAGCTTCTTCGCTACCTTGGCTTTCTTCTTTGCGTTCCACATTACTGTGGATACATACGCAGGGGTTACGCCTATCGCCTTGGCTACGTCTACTGACTTAGCCTTTGGGTTAGACGCAACGTAGTTACGGATTTGTGCTGACTTGGTTGCTTTTGGTATTGTTGCTAATTCAATCATGATTTATTTCCTGTTTGGTTGTTAACGTACTCGGTAAGAACTTCTCTCATTTTGGCTTGCTTTGTATACGCATAGTTTGTGTTGAAGTAATCCATCACATCCTTTGGTAGACGCAAGCTCGTACAAGATAGTGCGGGTTTCTTACCAAGCCCCCGCCCTTTCTTTTGTTGTTCCGGTTTTAGATATTCAATTCCTGTTGTCATTTAGTAACCCTTCGTAATATTTCTTAGGCATTGGTGCTTTCTTATCCAATAACTCACGTAGCCATTGCGCACCACCAAGCTGTTGCAGTATTAACCAATGCCTGTCCGACATTCGTACCTGTCTCCCAAGTAAAGGTTCAGGCGGTTTAGGTCTTGGCATTTAGTAAACTCCTTGAAATTACTTTGTTAGCCCAACATCTAGCGCATGACCACCTTTGTGGGGACAATTCAATTCCCCCCTCGGGGGGCTTTAGCTCTTCGCACTTGTTGCATAGCTTGTACTTGTGTACAGGTTGCCTACTTCCAAGTTGAAGTTGTCGGTTTACAAATCCGTTCATTCGGCTAGTACCTCATCTAAAAATATTCTTACTCGATGTACTGCCTCATCACAGTTCCTATCCACTTGCCCACTTGATAGCATCCGGTCAATATCAACCAACGCTAGGTAATACTCTTCACCTTTTAGCGCGTGCTTGAGCTTGCCCTCGTCTTGTGGATACGTGTATTCAAGTACGGCTTTCATACGCTGCCCCTTTGGTGATGCGTATAAGCAAGCGTGCCTTACGCCATGTTCTGCGTATATCGGTATTGGCGGCGCTAAAATATTTAAACTTGGGGTCGTTACACCCCCGTAGGGGGATAGCCCTTGAGCTATATTTAATTTCTTCGTTCATTTCATACTCCTTCGCTAACATTTGTTAGATCGACCAACAACACAAATATCTCACTCGATACCTTGCAACCTACGTCAGTAAGATACTGCTCATCTTCCACAAGTTTAAGCATACCCATCTTCATACGCATATCTAGAGGGAGCGTATTATCATCGTATAGGTCTACCTTGTCACCTATTTTGACTAGGTACTTACCTGTATCTTTAACCACCAATGCGGTTTTATTCTTACTGAAGTCCTGTTGCACTCTCTCGATAGTCTTCATTTCGGTATCGAGTAACTCTACCTTTTCCATAGAGGTAGTAACTTTGTGTCTAAGCGAGGGTATTGCTTCCACCTTTAGGTATTCCATGAACAAAGCATTACCTTTAGTCTCAGCCCATACCAACATCTCATTCTTGATATTGCCTTGGTGTTGGGTACGATCACGCTCTTTGTTCCAGCTAGCTCGAGACACTACACGTTCTGCCGCATCCTTAGCCTTACTGATACGCTCGTTGGGGTTCATCTTGCCAAACATCTTCTTTGCCATGAGGATAGCTTTGTCTGCATCCACAGTGCGATACGAATCAGTACGTCGCCTACCCTTACCAATACGATCGTTGCTAATACAGATAACCTTCCCGCGTTGACCCATGTACGACAAGCTAATAGACCCTAGCTCTTCACCATCTAGCTTGACCATAAAGCCCGATGCCACTCGGTTGTTATTTGTACCAAGCCCACTGGTATTGATAACAAAAGTCCACAGTGGATTTAATGAAGCCAGTCGGTTAACCACAGGGTCAAGCATGTTGAACACGCCTGACAACTTAAATCCCTCCTTGTCCATAGTCTTCTGCAAGTCTTCACCAACAACTACGTTACTCAAACTCAATGTATTTATAGACATATTCACTTACTCCTAACAAATGTTATTACCACTCGAACTTACCCAAGATCGCATCGACCTTGGACTTTAGATTCTCACGAACCACGGGGCTATCCTTGACCTCTTCAATGTCAGCACCAAGCATAGCTAGCTCTACTTGCCTACGTGCATCTTCTAACTTGGGGTCGTTAGTCACGTTCAACTTTGTCAACAACTCACACAACTCCAATGGGTTGCTAATCAATGAGTCGTGATAACGCTTCTTGTTGTCACCTGTATCTCCCAACTTCTTGGACATACCCAAGAGAACTTCATGGAGGCGCTCCCATGGTGTACGCATCGCATCGGCCAGCTTCTCCGAGTATTGAGTCTCGTATGCGGATCGCATTTCCTCTAAGTCATGCGCGGGAATGTCCAAGCGAAAGTCACCCGCCTCGGGTAAAGGTTTCACACTACGCTTAAAGCTGAACTTAGTCCTAACTTCTGTTAGGTCGGGGTAGTCCTCTGCTTTGTACATAGAACCTAAGTTGACTTTAGCTTCTTGTACCAACGTCTCGTACTCGTCAAAAAAGTTATCGCACAACATGTCGAACGTACGCTCGTACCCATTCATGGTCTGCTTGTAGTCCATGAACAACTTGGTCGGCAACATGCGCTCACCCTTGTCTGCCCAAGGTAAGGTGTGTTGGTTGTTGTAGAGACGTACCCTTGCGGCGAACTTCTCAATGTCTGCTCGTAGGCTTGTACCCGCAAACAGATTCTTCTTGGTCTGTGAAGCATCTTTGTGTGCTGATGCGCTTGCATTGACTTGGCTCGTGATTTCACGATCGATCTTTGCGGCAGGCCATACACTGATGTTCAACTCCACTAATACTGCTGATGCACTGATACTCATGATTATTCCTTAGTTGGTTTACCGGCTAATCTAGCCATTTGAAAATGTGAATCGCTCAAAATACGCATACTGAAGTGGGCGTCATTCGGGTACACGTGGTAGGTGTAAGTGCTGTCCATCCCTTTCTCTTTGCGCACGTCATCACTCCACCACTTCTCTTCGTATACTTCGGCACTCTCTAAGCACTCGACTAACGCCATTGCTTTTTCTTTTGGCATCACTAACTTGCGATACCCAATATCTACTACTACCATCTGATACCTCCTAACATTTGTTATGAACCACCACAATTTAATCCTTGACAAGAATCGTTTTGCCGTTGTCTGCAACACAATCGTTTCCTCCTACGATCGCCCACAGTACAGGCGCAGTCCAATCCCTGCCCCAATCGCTACCAACATACCCATCGGTGAGCATGATGACGCACTCAGGCACGATACGTTTCTCTTTCAGATACTCAGATACACATGAGGGAGATGTGCCTCCACCACCTCTAGGCTTAGTAGAGTTGATGATGTTGGACACATCGTTCTCGGTGTACTCCTCATGCGCGGCTACGCGGCTATCCCAATAGATCAAGTCCACGTGGCTAGGCTTTACTTCTTCTGCGATAGCCTTAACCTCGGACAAAAATGGTGCTAGTGCGTCAAAGCATGAGCCTGATGTATCCACAGCTACAACCATGCGACCAACCCTTTCACCGATTAAGCTAGGCATGTAGATTCCAGTAGACAAGAACCTACGATTCACCTTACGCCATGACGATGTATCTTTTGCGCTACACGTAGACTTCACGAACTCACGCAACATTTCACGCCAGTCAACCTTGGGTTCGAGCAATC